TCGTGCTGCGGTGTCGTCTGCGGAGCTGAACCACACGTCCCACCGACCGGCCACAGCGTCGCGCACGTCCTCGTAGCTCTGGACGTAGGTCATGCCTCCTCTTCGCGTCTTTTCCCAGATTTTGAACTTGCTGTCGTCGAGCAGCCAGGCGATCTGGTACGGCAAAAAGTACCGGTTAAGATTGGTGGTTCTGGTGGTCATGCGTCAGGGTCTCCGGATGCCGAGGATCTCCTCCTCGATGCGGCGGATGGTGTCGTCGGTGAGCTGCCTGGGCTTTTCTGTTTCGGGCTCGATGGCGGCGTCTTCTTTTTCCTCGTAGCTCTGGATCTTCAAGAGGAGCGGCGCCATTTTGGCGATAAAGTAGAGCTGGCTTTGGCTGGGCTCTCCATCGGATTCGCACGATTGGATTGCTTTGTCGGTGAGGCTTTGAATGAGCCTGTACAGCTTCTCGTGTGTTTTGCCGCTTACTTCGGCAAAGGTTCCCCGCCGTTCAGCCCACTTCCCTTCTGCTGCCCATGCACGAATGGTGCGTTCGGAGACCTTGATGCGTTTGGCAATGTCGGCCTGCCCGAGGTGTTCCTGGACGTAGAGCCGTTCGGCTTCTGCGTAGGATTGTGCTTTCCTTGTCGGGGGCATTAACCGTGCAGGTCTTCGTTGATGAAATTGATCTGTTTGTCGACGTCCTTGATGAACCTGACAGTGTCGTGCAGGCGCTCGGCGGCTCTGAGTATGGCGCTTGTGTCGAGCTTGTGGATGTTGTTTCCCGCGGCGAAGAGGGGGTCTGCTTTCATCCCGATGATGAGCAATGCTTCATCAGCGTCGTGCTCAAGTGTGTTGCGCTGGTCTTGCAGCTTGGCGAGCTGGCCACGGCGTTTGAGGCGGATTTCTGAGGGGATGTTCATTTCGGTGTCTGACTTGAGCTTTTGATGATGTGGAATCTGCATCGGTCTTCGAGGATGCGGCTGAGCTTGTCGAAGATGTCGCGCATGGCGGTTTCGTGTGACTGCTGCATGGCTTTGATGCGTTCGACGAGGCCTCGGTTAATGCCGATCTGTTCCCGGTTATCGGCCAGTGCGTCCTGGAGGAGCTGGAGGTCTTTATCACGCGCAGCAGTGACCTGATGGATCATGTCTTTGTAGACGGTGACGGTGTGCGCCTCATGCGATTCCCACTTCTTGTTCTCACCGGACATATAGCTCTTCATGAGAAGGAAGAGTATGGTGGAAACGACGATGAGCGAGAAGAGCACCATGACGGCGATGCCGAGCGTTTTGGAGAGCTCTACGGCGTTGTTGGGCAGTAAGTCCATAGTGATGGTTGGTGGTGAACAGGTCTTTCGGGAAAGCTACGCTGGTGACGATTCCGGTCTCTGGGGACGGGTTTCGCTGAATGTGGTCGCCGAAGCACGCCGCCTTATTCGGGGGTGTGGCGGGGTGTAGATTGACCGGTATGAAGCATGCCGATGGCGTGTGTTGCCTGACTGCCTGACCCGATCCCCTGCACTCCCGTGCAGGGACGGGTTTATCGATCATCAAACCATACTGTAATGAATTTTAAACGTCACAGGATTTTTGCGAGCGGGGTCCATAAGGTGGATAGGAACCCGGTGTGGCCGCGTGAGCGGGTGCTGGGGTTGCTGGAGGCTACAAAGGAGCATAGCCCGGCGAAGATCCCGTATACGTTCCGGCACCCGAAGAATAATCTGCCGGTGCTTGGATGGACTGATAAGGAGAGTATCGAGGTGTTCGAGGAGAATGGCAGGACGTACCTGTCGGCGGTGCCTGGGGATTTTGCGCGTGAGCTGTTGCCGGGGCTGAAGGCGGCCGGGGTGTCCGGTGTGTCGATCGGCCTGGGAAGGCGGGGCGAGATCGTGCATATCGGGGTTACGGATAACCCGGCGGTTGATGGCCTGGGTGATGCGTTTGAGGCATCGAGCGTGCCGGTGGCGTGCACTGAGGAGGTGGAGTTTGAAGCGGCTGACCTGGATAATCCGGGAGAGGCGTTCGAGGTGTCGTGGAAGTATGCGCTGCAGTGGTGGATGCGGGATATGGCTTCGGTGGTCCGGAATTTGCGTGAGCGGACGATCGCGAGCGATGGCATCGATGCGGCTGATCAGTTTATACCGGCCTATCTGGTGGATTCGCTGAGTCTGGTGCTTCCGGCGGATGAGCCGCCTGTGCAGGAGAATCTTGTCAATCAAACGTATGAGCAGACTATGGGTATGACCGATGGGGACCAGCAGGAGCTTGAGCGCCTGCAGGCTGAGAACGAGCAGTTCAGACTGCGTGAGAAGGAGCGTGAGGCGGCGGGCCTTGAGGCCAGGATCGAGGGGTTCTGTGCGCAGCATCCAACGGTGATCACACCGAAGATGAAGCCGCTGTTGGCGTCGTTGCTGCGGTCGCTGGATGCTGCGGCGCCGGTGCAGTTTGAGGTCGATGGGGCGGCGGTGGAAAGGGCTCCGTACGATCTGATGTGTTCGCTGATTGAGTCGATGCCGGCGCAGGTGTCGTTCGAACAGAACGTGGCCAATGGGGAAACTGCTCCGAGTGAGGATGCTGTGGCTCTGGGCGTGGATCCGGTGGTCAATGTGCTGCAGGAACAGTTCGAGGCGGCGAGGTCCGCCAATCAGTAAGGAGTAAGCCCTGAGGGCTATTGGTGCTGGCGTGATGGGGGTGGGGGTCCCTTATCTGCCGGCACCGCGATTTTCTGACTATTAACAATGCAGGCGATAGATGGCTCCGGCAGTAGCGGGGAAAAAGTCCCGAGTCTCTCTGGAGGCACAGATTTTTTCAATTCAAACAGGATACCATTATGCTTTTGCATGAGATTTCGGGAAGTGACGAGGTGACCAGGCTGGTGATGGACGAGGTGCGCAGGAATGCGCCTCTGCTCGATCAGATACAGTTCTTTACGGAACCGGGCGGCGCTGCGAACAAGCGGAAGGATGCGGCCATTAATACTGCGGCTGAGTTCAGGGCGCTGGGCAGCGATTTCAACAAGACCGAGGGCGCCCCGGCGTATGCGGCTTATGCGTTGAAGGTGTTCGGTAAGACCTTGAAGGTTGACAGGGCGTATGAGGAGCGTGGCAGCGATATCCCGAGCGAGTTCAAGCGGCAGTTGAAGGCGTTTGCCAGGACGCTGGGCAAGAACATGCAGTATTACTTGCTCCTGGGGGATGTGGCGGTTTCAGCGCTGCAGTTCAATGGAATGAAGAAGACGATCGCTGGGTTGGCTGCCAGTCAGACGATTGCGGATATGGGCGTGAATGGTCTGCAGGTTGTGACAGGCAGTGATAACGCCGCGAGAGTTGCCCAGCAGAAGTTCGTTGAGTCATTGAACAATCTGATCTCGGCGGTGGATGGCGGGGCGTCGTGCCTGGTGATGAATTCGAAGGTGTGGAGCCGGCTGTCGACGATCGCCCGTGATAGTGTGAGCACGACGACCAATGAGTTCGGGCGGAAGATATTCGTATACAATGATACGCCGATCGTGCATGCAGGGTATGCGTATGATGGCAGCGATATCTTGCCGCAGACTGAGACCCGGGGGACGTCTACTGATTGCTCGAGCGTGTATGCTCTGCGGTCAGAGGAGGATGCGTTCTGGTCGCTCATGACAACGAAGAGCGGCCTGAAGGTGTACCCGATGATGCAGGTCGGGAATTTCTACGAGCAGACGGTTGAGCTGCAGTGTGATTCGGGTGAACCGCTGAATGCCCGTGCGCTGGCGGTGATGCCTGGCGTGAGGCTGTAAGCGGGGCCCTGCGTGATGCTGTATTGCGATCTGACATATCTGCAGGGGGTAATGCCCCTGCAGTCGATTGTTCTGGCTTGTGATGATTCCGGGGCCATGACAATGGATGCTGCTGCCCTGGTGAACCTCGATGCGGCCAATGCGGCCGCGGTGACGGAGATCCATCTGTTTTGCAGGGGGCTGTATACGCTGCCGTTTGATCCGGTGCCGGATGAAATCAGGTCCCTGGCGGCACAGCTTACCAAGGTGCATCTGTATTACCGCCGAACGGCGGAGGATGTGCCGGAGTCGATTGCTGCACTGCATAAGCGGTTGCAGGATCAGCTTCGGGGGATTACGGCGAATACTTTCAGGATCGATGTGAGCGCTGCCGATGATTCGGTTGCTGCTTCGCAGGGGCCGAGGGTGACGGAGACGCCACAACGGTTCGGGCAGGGATTCCTGGGCGAGCTGTTGGATCCGGAGTGAAAAAGGCCCCAGGAGGGCAAAAGTTCCGGGCTCTGGGGCCGTGAGTCGGGCAATGGGTAGTTCGTGGCTGTTAAACGGATGTTGAACGCGATTAAACGTAGTGTGGGGGCCGGGAGGATGGCCGTGAATCAATAAGGTGTGCATTTAAGGGAGAACTGAGTCTTATGCCGAAATTTTCGAGAGTGTCAGCGTCGCGCCTGGAGACCGCCCATCCAGACCTGCAGCGGTTGTTCAATAAGGTCGTCGAGTACTATGATTGTGTCGTGGTGTGTGGGGCCAGATCAAAGGAGGAGCAGGATGCGGCCGTCGCTGCCGGGAATTCGACGACACCGTGGCCGAAGAGCAAGCATAACCGTGTGCCAAGCCTCGCGGTCGATGTCTCGCCGTATGACCGGCCTGCGGCTCCGATAGACTGGAATGATCGTGAGCGGATGACGCTGTTCGCGGGATTCGTTATCGGGACGGCCGCTCTTATGGGGATATCTATCCGCTGGGGTGGCGACTGGGACCGCGATACGTATACGAAGGATAATTCGTTTGATGACCTTGTCCATTTCGAACTGATCGATTGACGATATGAGCAGCATATTCAAGACGCTGGGAAGCGTTATATCCGGGGTCGCGCCGACAATTGCCGGTGTACTGGGTGGCAAAGGGGCGGAGTCCGCCGTGGCGTGGCTGTCTGAGAAAGTGTTTGGCCGGCCAGATGGCACGGCGGATGAAGTGGTGCAGACGTTGCAGGGGTGGAGCCCGGATCAGTTGTTACGGTTGCGGGAGTGGGACCAGGAGTATCGGATGGCCCAGCTTTCAGCGGAGACTGATCTGGAGAAGTCGAGGCTGGCGACGGAGAGCGATCTGGAGAAGTCGTATGTGGCTGATACGTCGGATGCCCGGCATGTCCATGCTGAGAATGCCGGTATTTTCTATCTCGGGCTGGCAATCCTGGTGACGTTCACCATGATCATGGGGGCGGTGCTCTGGGGGTCGTATGCGGTGATGACCGGAGGAATGCCGGTGCGTGATGTGGCTCTGGTCGCGACGGCAACGGGCCTGATCGGCACGGTGGTTGGGTATGCCGCGGCGAATGCGCAACAGGTGGTGTCGTATTATTTCGGGTCGTCCCGAGGGAGTTCGACCAAGACGGATGCGATGAGCCGGGCGGTGGCTGCTATGGGCCAGTCGAAACGGTAGAGCGTTCCCCCGATGGGCAGGATTACTGATACCGAGCAGGGGATCATTTCCCGGTTGATGGAGGAGATCGATGGGGTCGATCCGTTGACCAGGGCTCGGGCTCTGGGAGACGGGACGATCGTGCAGGTGCCGGTGCGGGTTGAGTCGTATCCGGCGAATCCGTCGGCGGCGTCATTGAAGATGCTGTCGGCGTCTGGGGCGGTGCTGGTACGGTATGCTGGCAGCAAGTATGGAGAGCATCGACGTGGACCGGGGTGGATTGTCCAGGATAGGACGATGTTGTTCGAGATCATTTGTATCGCGGAGTCGCTCCTCGCAACGAATGCTGCGGCAGGAATCTATGCGTTGCTGGATGCTGCGGCGCTTCGCTTGCTGGGGTATGCCCCACCAGGAGCGACGAATGTCATGACTCTGGAGCAGGACGATTACCTGTCGGAAGCCCAGGGGGCATGGGAGTACGGGTTGATCGTGGCCGTCCCGACGATAATTTCCGTGAGGTAGTGATATGCATGTGCGTAGCGCGATACGGCAGTATGTCGCCAGGTTGATGGAGGGTATCACTCCTGGGAAGGTGTATGGCCGGGTGCATCCGGAGACTCCGGAGGCGATGCCGGGGATCAGCGTATCGGTGGGTGATGAGTCTGGTTCATCGGCGGGGGCTCCGAATGGGTGCACGTCACGAGCGGTGCGGGTGACGATTGCGTCCTATCTGGAGGGCGTTGACGTGGATGATGCTCTGGATACGATGAGGGTGCTCGTCGAACAGGTGGTGTTCAGTGATGTGCGTTGTGGCGGGGTCGCTCTCGGGATTGGGTACGGCGGGACAAAGATTGTTTCGTCTGCGTCGGGCTCGGTGGCGTTCACCCGGCTGGAACAGCAGTTTGTGGTGGTTTATCGAACGAAAGACGGAGAACCGGAATATGGCATCTAAAGCAACAGTCCCAGCGAACCGGGAGCAAAATCCTGAAACGGTACGGATGCAGGCCGGGTGGGGCGATATCCGGGAGGTGATCCCGGAGATGGTCGAGCCGCTTAAAAGTCAAGGTTGGGTTGAGGTTACAGAAAACAATCCTGTAGAGGAGACAACAGATGAAGCTCGGAGATAGTGCTGAGGCGTACCTCGGATTAAACAGAATCAGTCACCACGTGGCGATCTACTACAATCCCGGATCCCGTGCGGCGGTTGAAAGTGAGGCGCAGCGAGCAGCAAACGCTAGGCCTGATATTTTTGTCGGGTCGTTGAGTGGGGTATCATTTCGCATAGTGTGCGAGAGGGACAAGGCTGACGCAAACGGACAGCTTGCTTTGATAACGGCATTCAAGGCGGGCTCGACCGTAGTGCTTGAGGTGTACCCTGAGGGCAAAACCGTCGGCAACGAAAAGTGGACGGCGACCTGCTACGTCACGGGTATCGGAGAGTTGACTTTAAAAAACGGGTCGATCCCTGGTAATGAGTTCAAGCTTGTGGTGTCGGGTACCATGACGGAGGGCGTTGTTCCATGAGTATCATCGACACTATCGAGGCGGCTTATGATGCTCGCCCAATGGATAGGGTACGGGTTCCGGAGTGGGAAGTCAAGGATGGCCCTGAGATGATGATTTATTACAAACCGGCGACCCAGCACGAACTTGACGTAATCAATAAGGCGGTACCGGATGGGGCGACCGGGTCACGCTGGAACACTCAGCTTGTTATCTTGAAGTCGCTCGATGAGTCTGGGCGGCGGCTTTTCAGCGACAAGGATATAACCCGGCTGACTCAGAAGGGGTATTCTGCGGTGATCAGCCGACTGGCGCGGGTGATGGTCGCGGTGCCGTCGATGGAGGACGCGGAAAAAAACTGAGCACCAACCCTGTCGAGTATAATTGGCATGGGTTGGCGCGGGAATTGGGTATGAGTAAGGCTCGGGCGAAACGGGAGGTTTCGCTCGAGGAGTTTGCAGCGTGGATGGCGTTTTTCAAGATCGAACGGGAGATTCGGGAGGACATGCATGGCGACAAGTAGCGGGTCGGAATTTCGGGTGCCGGTGTCGTTCGAGGGCCGTGATGCGGTGTCTCCGGTGCTTGTCGCGGTGGCGGGCGGCCTGGATAATGTGGCCGATGAGCTGCATGCGGTGCAGGCTGCGGCGGACGGGGTCGAGACGAAGATTGTGCGGGGTGCGGTGCAGGTGAGCAATGGGGCGAAGCAGATGGCTGCGGAGCTGGGTGAGTCTGCACGGTCGAACACCGTCTTGCTGCAGAACCTGGGCAGGGTGATCTCGGATATGCCGTATGGTATCATGGGCGTGGCTAATAACGTGGAGGCGCTGGCTGCGTCGTGGTCGGCGCAGACTGCTGCGGCTGGTGGGGCAATGAACGTGATCAAGGGGATTATCGGGTCACTGGGTGGGCCGGCTGGCCTGGCGATGGTGGGGATACCAATTGTGACGTCGCTGGCTGTGGCGTTTGGGGATGATCTGGTTCGGGCGGTGACGGCCGGGGGTGAGAGTGTGGAAAGTCTTGAGAATAAGCTTGAGGATATCTCGAAATACTCTACGCTGAATTTTGAGATAGGCGTAATAGGTATGTCAAAGCTTGATGCCTTGGAGTTTAAACTTCGTGACATTGAGCAGCGGCTCCGAGATGTTAAGCGTGCATCAGCAAACCAAGAGATTATTGCCCGAGGGCCTGGCTATGGGGATTTTGGATCGTCGATAAAGGCGCTTGTGACTGGAGATTATTCAGAAATACAGCGCAACAACGATGCCTATTATGCTGCATTTCAGGATGAAGGCACGCGGATGCAAGATCGTATCAGATCGATGAAGGCCGGTACGTCTGTGGTCGATGTGAAGACGTGGAATGCTTATTCCAAGGCATTGGGAAGCATACCTCCAACTGCAGCGGAAATCAATATCGCCCAATTGAATTGGGAACATAATAAGATAACACGAGAACGTGATGCCGCAAGGGAAGACGCCAGAACGACGGCTAAAGGCGGCAGTTCGAGCGGTGGTTCCGGCCGATCGAGCGGCGTGGCGGTGAAGGATGATTTCGCGGAGGTGATGGAGTCGCTGGACGAGGAGCGCAAGAAGCTGACCATGACGGCTGAGGAGTACCGGGTCTATCAGCTGACGAAACAGGCTGGCGTGCAGGCGGGGTCTGCTCAGGCGGAGGCGATCCGGGCGGAGGTGGCAAGCCTTGAGGCCCTCAGCCACGGGTATAAGGACTCGAGTGCGGCATTGTCGGATTTGCTGGATCGGCCCGACCTGATAATCCAGTTCGGTACCCGGTCGGATGCAATGCTGCAGGCGTTGGGCGATGGGGTGCAGAACTGGATTGACTCGCTGTCAGCAGCGTTTGCGGATATGGTGATAACTGCGGAGACTTCCTTCGATGCTATCCTGGAGTCGTTTACGCAGATGATGATCCAGATAATGCTTGAGGCGGCGGTGTTCGAACCGTTGAAGGGGGCGGTTTCTGACTTTTTTAAACCGCAGGAAGAGTCTGTGTCAATGGGCGAACTGGTCGGCGGTGATGCGTCGGATATTCCGGGTTTTGCGACGGGTGGGGTTGTCGGGGCCCGATCGGGCGGAACGATCGTGCGAGTTGCAGAGGCTGGTGATGCGGAGGCGATCGTCCCCCTGCCGGATGGCCGGTCGATCCCGGTGGATTGGCGCGGTGGGACTCAGATGACAGGAGTGTCGTCAATCCGGGTGGAGGTGGTGAACCAGTCGTCCACACCGGTGAAGGCTTCTAGCATGCAGCCGCAGCTCGATGCGCAGGGCTATGTGATTCGGGTGGTGCTGTCCGACATTTCGAGTAACGGCCCGATTCGCCAGGCTATGGCGGCTGTAGCTCAAGGGGGTGGATGATGCCTGTTCCCGTGTATCCGACCGATCCTATGTGGGATTGGGCCTCTGCGGTCGAGCATACAATTCCTGTCCTGGGGTCGGTCTCCGAAGCGAATTATTACCGGTCTCGCCGTTTATCTACCCATGACCGGCAAGAGTGGTCGCTAAGCTATAAGACGACAACGGCCAAATGGAATCTTATCCTGGAGTTCTGGCGATCGTATGCCGGTATGGCGGTGTCTTTCGTCTCCCCCGATGGGGAATCGATGACTGCTGTGCTCGGGGGGACGATCAGCCGGACAAAGCAAGCTGGTTACGAGGTTTTTAAAGTCACGTTAAAGCAGCAGTAAATGAGCGTTGATTACTCGGATATTAATGCGTTATCGAGGCGCGGCGTGTATGTTGTGCTGTTGAAGCTGTCCTTGCCGCCATCACAGTCTGCCTATATCACCAGTAATGGATCGTCGGTGGTGTTCGAGGGGAATACCTATCTGCCGTTGCCATTCTCGTTTGATACGCTTGAGAAAAAAACCGGTGGTCAGAACCCGTCATGGGCGGTGCACATCGAGAATGTGAACGGCGTCGTGCTGTCACAGATGTTGCAGTACGAGTCTGAGAGGAAGGCTTCAGGGGGGGCAGATGATACGATGAGCGTGACGGTGTATGGTGTGAATGCGCTGGACGTCTCGAAGGTGGTTATGGAGGAGACGTTTGACCTTGAGCGGTAGGAGTGCCCTCCTCCCGGCGATAAGGTATCGTTTGTGTTCGGAGGTGATAATCCGACATCAATCCGGTACCCGAGAAACCGGTTTCGGAGTAATTTCTGCGATCGTAAGCTGGGGAGTTCGTTGTGCGGGTATACTGGGCCGGGGTCGTGCTCGAAGACTTTAGCGACGTGTCGGGCGCTTGGTAATGCGTCAAGTTTCGGTGGGTTTCCTGGGCTGACGCAGGGAGTTTTGGTATGACGGTTGATGTGGCAAAATATGTTGGGATACCGTGGGTGTGTTCGTCACTTGCTGCGCCGTCGTTCGCGGGATGCGATTGTTACGGGCTGGTTCGGCTCTTTTATGCCGAGGAGTTTGGTATTTCGATTCCTGATCCTGGTGCAACGGCTGACGATGTAGGCAAGGTGCAAGAGGCGTATCTTGCGGAGGTGGTACGGTGGTGTCGGCTGCAAAAAGCCGAGCCGTGGTGTGGCGTGGCGATGCGTCGAAACCCGAGGTTCCCGGATTTGGTAACGCATTTTGGTATCTATGTGCCCACGGCTATGCCGAGTATCCTGCACGCTCCGGAGGAGGTGCCGGGGTCGGTGCTGGTGCGGTTGTCGGCGGTTGAGCGCACGGTGGAGGGCTTTTACGCATGGCGCGGATGACGGTGCAGGATATGCTCTCGCCGGTGGTGAGGGTGTCGCGAGAGGTTCAGGTGTCGAGGATGTCTGAACTGCTCGCTGAACTGACGTATGACAGCGACCTGTATCGGGTGAATGTCATCCGTAATGGCGTAGTGATGAACCCTGCTGACGATTTCGAAATTCTGGACAGCGATTTTGTTGCCGTGCAGCTGGTGCCGGCTCGTGATTTGCTCCGTTCAGTGGCAATGATTGCTGCGGTGGCGGTATCTACGGCAATTATAGGCCCATGGGCTGCCGGTGTTATCGGGTGGACGACGAAGGTTGGCGTCGCGGTGATGACTGCGGTCGCCGTAGCCGCGACGGCAGCACTGGTGAATGCCGTGTTGCCTCCATCCGCGGCTGACCGTGAGTCTGGGGCGTTTGGGGATCGATCGGGGAATTACGGATGGGGCGTAAGGTCGAACACGGCAAAAGAAGGCGAGGCGGTGCCCCGGCTCTTTGGTGAACTGACGTTTGCCCCAAAGCTGATTTCACGATATATCGAGACGATTGGTGATAAGCAGTATTTCAATGGGCTGTACCTGGTGAATGATGCCGCTGTTGACTGGATTGACAGGATTCAGTTAAATCACACGGACCAGGGGGCTTACGAGGGGGTTTCTGTCGAGACCCGGTATGGGGCGATTGATCAGCCGGTCATTTCGTCGTTCGATGCGGTTCGGTCAGATACGCCTGTTGGCACCAGGCTGGAGCATGGGGTTAACGTCGAGGCGTCCACTGTCGGTAATTCCGTAGAGGCGATCAGGATTAACCTGACGTTTCCGAATGGGCTGTACCAGATTGATATGGACGGGAAAGATGCTGGCGAGCAAGAAGATGCTCAGTGGACGGTCTATACAGCTTATTCCGGTGATGGTGGTGAGTCATGGCTTGATTTTGCTCCACCACAGGTCTATAACGCGAATACCAGGTCACCGCTTCGACGGTCGATTGTTCGAGATGGGTTGCCGAAAGGTGCCTATATAGTACGGGTCATGGCTACCTATGATAATGAGCTGGAAGGGAGTGTCCACCCTTCGCAGCTATGGTTCGACTTTCTGCAGGAGGAAACGAGTGATCAGCTGACTTATCCGGGCCGTGCGTTGCTCTCAATCAAGGCATTGGCGACCGATAAGCTCAACGGATCGGAGCCGTTGGTCGAGTGTCGTGCGAGGGCAGGGTCTTCAAACCCGGCGGACATCTGTCTGACGATGCTGTCGGAGTGCAATGTTCCGGCACAAAAGATCGATGTCGCTGCTTTTGAGGAGTGGCGACAGGAGTGTGTGGCCAGATCATTCAACTGTGATATTTATCTCGATACGCTGAGTTCGTTGCGGGAGTGTCTTGATATGGTATCTATACTTGGACGGGCTCGGGTCGAGAGGTTTGGAAGCCGGTATTCAGTCATCATGGATAAGCCAGGTCAGTTGCCAGTACAGGGATTCACGTTCGGCGTTGGCAATATCGATCGCGGGTCGTTCGGTATCGATACCATTCCTGTGTCGAACCGGGCAAACGTGATTGACGTGACGTATTACCCGGATGACACCCGGAATCAGCGGGAGATGCTTGAGGTCGCTTCTGAATCGTATAACACTGATGAACAGGAACGGAGGGCATCAGTTAATTTCGTCGGGTGCAAGAGCTTATCCCAGGCAAAACGGCACGCAAATTATCTCCTTAAGTGTAACCAGTACCTGACGATCATGCCACATTGGGGGGCTGACCTCGATGCGATCGTGGCTCGGGTCGGCGATATCGTCGCAGTCTCTCATGACATCCCTTCCTGGGGGGAATCAGGATTGATTGTGGGTGGTTCGGTATCCGGTGTCACGCTCGATCGTGACGTCTCGATGGAGGTCGGGAAAACCTATGCGGTACAGATTCGTGACAGTGATGATAATACGATCGCTGAACGGGCTGTAGTGTGGGATGCCGGCCCAACAGCGGTGCTTGTTTTTGTGACGCCGTTCCCCTTCGTTCCGGCATTTCCGGATTCGTATGCGTTTGGTGAGGTGCAAAAGGTGTCAAAGCTGGTGCGGCTTACAGCCGTCCAGACAACCGGGGTTGACATGCGTCGGCAGTTGGTGGCGCTTGAGTATCTGCCGGAGGTCTATGATGATGCCGCGACGGTGACGTCTCAGGAGTCGGTTGAAAATTTCGGCATTACTCGGTTAATGGCGACCGATTATCTCCAGTATGCAAAGGATGGGTCAATCGATACTGTATTGCAGGTGTCCTGGCGTGGGTCGTCACTGGCCTACACGTTCAGCTATAAGGGGCCTGACGATGACGCATATCACTCTGTATCGGTGGCCGATACTATGGTATCAGTATCAGTTAGCCGTCCTGGGGTCTATCTGATTCGCGTTGATGACGGGCGCGGGCATCTGTCTGAAATGGCTTATACCGTACGCGGCAAAACGGCGCCGCCCGGAAATGTCTCCTGGATGCTGGTAGAGGATGGGCGTTTGCTATGGGGGCCGGTGCCTGATATTGATCTGCTTGGTTATCGTGTACGGTATAATTACGGTACAAGTACTGATTGGGCTTTGGCCGCAGAGTTGTTGCCTGATATGGTGTTTGGTTCGCCGATACAGCTCCCGGTAAGTATCTATGGGCTTGTAACGCTGCTGATAAAGGCAGTGGATACAACGGGCAATGAGAGTTTAGAGGCCTGCACGTGCACGGTTGACCAGGGATCATTTATCCCGGCGAATGTGCTGCTGCTGGTCGATCAGGACGCTCAAGAGTGGCCAGGCGAGTTGCTTGGTGGGGCGCTTGATGCTGGTTTCCCGAAGGCGACCGGTACCAGTCTGGTGTGGAGTGCTTATCCTGAGGTTCGGATGTGGCTCGATGATCCAAATGTCACCATGTGGGATGATCAATATGGCGAAATGGTTTATACGGCCAGCGTCGAGATACATGACTATGTGCCGGGAGCACGAATAACCCTGGATTATGGCTGGGAGGGATATGCGCTGCGTGTCGAGTACCGGCGCGTTGGCGATGGCATGATGTGGCAGGGATACGATACGCTGGAGTGGGCGACCGATTCGGCGACAGCTATGTGGCCGCAGAGGGAGTTCACGCCATGGCCTGGACAGAGTCCTGCTCTCATCGGTGGTTATGAGGTCCGCTTCGTTGTCTCAGCGGGGCGGACACAAGGGGCGTTACCTTATCTGATAATCTGTATTGATAAGGATGATGTTACCGAATATCTTGATAACGTCACGGTGCCGAGTGCAGGACGGCGGTTGCCGGTCACACGTCAGTACCAGGTAATCAAGACTGTACATTGTCAGATGGTCAGCGGTGGGGGAACTCAGATACAGGTAGAGTTGATCGATAAGAATACGGACGGCCCGCTTGTTCGGTGTCGTCAACAGGATGGGACGTATATCGACGGCATCGTCGATGCAATTATAACAGGATATTGATATGACAACAACGCTTCCGCCGATCACTGATTTTACAGGATCAGGCGTTACCCAGTATAATTTCAAACAGGCCTTGACCTCGCTGCACCAGGTCGTTGGCGAGTCGCAGGCGGGACTTTCATTGATGCAACAGATCGTCGCAGGGGGTACCCGTGTCATAAATGGGGGGATGACGATTGATCAGCGCAATTATGGGGCTGCGCAAGTAGGCGTGAATACTGGGCAGTATATTTGTGATCGCTTTCCATTTTATACATCGCAAGCTGGGAAATGGACATTGCAGCAGGTGGCGATCACAGATTTACCAGGGGCCATTAATGCGGGTAAAGTGACAATAAGCACTCCGTACACGACGGGCCCGACTGACACAGCGTTTGTCGATCACAAGATCGAAGGGATCAATGTTTTTAACCTCGCATGGGGAACTCCTTCCGCCAGCCCGGTGACAATATCCTTTAGCGTAAAGAGTAGCGTCACAGGAGTTTATGCGGTAACGATCCTCAACAAATATCAGACCCGTGTATAT